CAGAGGTCCAAGGTTCAAATCCATGGGGCTTCTGAGCTTATCCAAGCTCAGTTTAGCCGCGTGAAGATCAGGATGCTCATGATGGATCATGAGAAACAAGATCAGCGCACCGGTCCCATGGCGCAGAAGCATCGAAGGGTGGACTGACACCCTTAAGGCGGCCGGCCTATCAGCACAGACAATCAAAAGCCGTCGATACAAGATGGTGCATCTCGCGGCACTGCTCATGCCATCAGGTCCCGAAGACGTGACCACGGAGCAGATCGTGCAGACGTTCGCACGGCAGCAATGGAAACCGGAGACGCGCAAAGCGTACAGGAACACCATATCGTCGTTTTTCCGATGGCTGCATAAAAGCGGCAGACGGTCGGATGATCCGAGTCTGGACGTGCCAAGGGTGAAGAAGCCGCACGCGCATCCCAGACCATGCCCGGACCGTTACATCGCTGCGGCGATGGAGATGGCCACGTCGTCGGAAAGACTCATGATCCGGTTGGGCGCGGAGTGCGGACTGCGGCGTGGCGAGATTGCGCTGGTCCACAGCGATGACGTGGTGGCCGATAGCGCCGGCCGGTCATTGATCGTGCGCGGCAAAGGCGACAAGCAGCGCATAGTGCCGTTGCCGGATGATCTGGCCTGCATCATCATGGACGCGCGGGGCTACCTGTTCCCTGGCCGGTTCGGCGGTCATGTGGAGGAGTCCTATATCGGTGACCATATCAGCCGCCTGCTGCCGGACGGGTACGCCGCGCACACGTTGCGCCACCGGTTCGCCACCACGGCCTACGCCGCCACACACGACCTGTTCGTGGTCGCGGAACTTCTAGGCCATGAGTCGGTTGAGACCACGGAGCATTACGTGGCCATGCCCGACGGCCGTCTGAGAGAAGCCACGGCGGCCGTCCGGATTGCAGGCTAATCCTCGGCCTTGATGGTGATGTGCAAGCTGTCAAGCTTGTCGGCAACGGCTTTCTTGACAGCTTCCGCGATCTGGCCCGGGTCCGCGCCGATGCTCTTGGACAGCGTTTCAATGGCAGCGGCCTGAGCATTGATGGTGGCGTTGATGGCGGCCAGCGTGGTGTCGGTGATTTCTTGGGCGCGCGTCATCCATGGGCCCTTGCTGCTGGTCTCATGCATTGGCACGCCCGCAGCCTTGAGGATCTTAAGTTGGTCGAGCACGCCGATGTATTTGCATCCGGTCAGAATGTTCCAGTAGTACACCTTTCCGTCGTCGGTGTTGTTGAAAAGCATTTCCGCCATGTTTTCTTTCCTTTCCTGATTGGTTGTTTTGCCGTTGAGTATGGCGTTGGCTGTATCGATGACCTGCTGAAACGGCAGGCCATTGGGCGCGAGGTCCGGACAGCACGCGTGATCGGTGCCGGGTATCTCCCGGTGCAGCCATACGTTGCCCTTTAGTCCGTCGTGCCACAGATGGTCCCAGCCGTATCGGCGCGCGATGTCCGCGCACAGTCGCGCGCTGGCGTCGATGCATGCCTGGGTGCAGACCGCGCCCTGGGCCATGCCGCCCTCGTGCTCAATGCTGATGCAGCTGTTGTTGCTCGCATAGTTCGCGTCCGAGTAACTGCCATCTCGTTCCGAAACGTATTGGTGGATGGTGCCGTCCGCGCCGATGCCGTAGTGAGCCGAGGCTTGGCTGGCGCTGTTGGCGAACGTGGAATCAGTGCCGGCGAGGTAGCCGACCATGATGCGCAGGGTGATGTGCGTCACCTGATATCCGCTGCGGCCGCTGTAGTGGTTCGGCGATCCCTTCCAGATGACTCCTTCCATCACTCGTCGGCCTCCGATTCCCTGTCGCTGCGGAACATGCCCAGCAGACGGCTGCCTTGCAGTTCGGGGTTGATTTCGCCAAGGTTCTCGATGACACTGGCCATCTCCGTGAGCACGATATAGGCGCACGACGTGACAACGAGCGGCAGGCTGAAACCGAGGTTGATGTAGGTCTGCGCGGTATCGATGATCTCTGCCAAGGCGACAACGAGCACGTAAGCGCCCTTATGGTACAGGCCCTCTCGCATTTTCGCGCTGCTGATATCATGCTGCATACATGCCTTGAGCAGACCGGTCACATAATCCATCACGATCAGCGCAGCCGTGACGATCAACGAGGCAATTTCCGTTTTACCCATTTCGCTCCTTAATTGTTCGTGCCGCCCGTGGCGGTGATGGTCACGTCGGATGGGACGGGGATGAGGTTCGGCAGTGGGTGGATCAGGTTGCCGTTCTTGATCTCGGGTCCTACGCTCACGGTGCCGTTCGTGTTCAATGTCAGTTCGCGGCCCATGGTCCCGCCGTCCAGGATCGCCTGGCCGATGCCCAGCGACTTGGACGGCTTGATGGTCCCCTTGCTGGGCTGGTACACCTGGTATCTGCCCACGTCCACTGTCGAGCGGAACGGTGCCAGTTCCACGCGGATCAGGCGCAGGGCGGCGTTGTACAGCAGACGGTTCTCTCCGCCGTAGGCCAATCCTGCGAACGATGCATCGTTCTGCATCCTGAAGCCGAACTCGACCCACTGCCGCATCGCCGACACGTCCGATGCCACGGCGAACTTCACCCAAGCCGATCCGGTCCAGACATACGCGCCGTTGTTCGCGGCGGTGGTGTCGGCGGTGACATAGCCGGTTTGACCGGTGACTCCGGTGAGCGTGGCGAGCGTGTTGAGGGTGGTGGCGATGACGGGTTTGACGCCTGTGGGAGTGCTGCGTCTGTCCACTTGGTCAAGCGCCTTCTCGAACGTGTCGGCCATGGCCCTGAACGAGTCCGGCGCGGTTGATACGAGGTCGGAGCCTTCGGGATATGAGAGCCCGTAGATTGGTGTTGTTGCTGTCATTGTGTTCCTTCCTTTTCGTCGATGGGTGAAGAAGTGTCGATGATCTGGATCATCGAGAGGTCGCAGATGTGCAGGTCGAGCTGCTGCCAGCTGATGGATGGCAGGTCGGCCCATGTGATCCGTTTCGTCAGCAGCGGCCGGAGCGCGGTGAGCGTCGCTTCCTGGGTGAGTGTCGGCTTGCCGTTGCGCCACCGGTATGAGAGCGTCCCGCCGATGGTCGTGATGGGGCCGGTGAAGGACGGTCGGCCGTCGGAGCCGATCAGGGCCGACGCCGTGGCCTTGACGATGACGAACGGGCCGGATGGGCTTGCCGCGTACAGCCATGGGCGCCGTGCCGGGTCGATTCGCGTGCTGTTGAACGTCACTTTTTCCGGGACCATGCGCAGGTCGTGCGATTCGAGCCATTGAGCGATGTTGGCGCGGTCAGTGTCACTGACGTTCGAGGTGCCGCCGCTGTTCCATACGCCGGCCGAGTCGTCCACGGCGAGCATGTCGGAATCGATGGTGAGGCTCTTCTGCATGGCGGTCAATTGTGGTGGCAGACGGTCCTGGTCTCCCATCGTGATCTCCACGTCGTCGAAAGAGAGCTTGCCGTTGTCCGATTTGACGCGTTTCGCGTTGATGACGACCTGTGTCAAAGGTTCGGTGATGCTCAGATCCGTCGATGCCTCGATGTCGGCCGCCGAGAGTGCGTGTCGTGTCTCTCCGTCGGTGATGACGTTGAGTCGGCCATCGTTTGACAGGTGCACGGCGATCGGGTCGGCGAGGAACAGCGGTCTGAGGGTTGATGTCGCGCCGTCGTAGACTTCATGCCATTGAGGGAGTCGTGGCCCGGCGGTGAGCCGGTGCAGCAGGTCGAGCTGCGATGGGTGGTCGGATGGCGTGTATGGTGCGACGCTTGACGGCAGGGCGAGCCCGTCCAGTTGGGCTTCCGGCGCTCCCTGCGCCGAGGCCCTGCGGTTCATTTCCTTGAGGCGTGCGGATGGCGTGCCTATCCAGTGCGCGCCGTCCCATTTCGTGGCCGTGTCTGTCGGTCCTTGGGATTGCAGGCGCTTCCATACGGCCATCCTCGATGTGGCGGAGAGTTTGAGCAGCCACCCGCCGCCGGTGGCCGGTTCGATGCTGCCGCCGGTGGAGACGGTGCCGGCGAACATCGTAGAGGCGGGCGAGTCGGT